TTGCGCCATCCGATGGTTTGGTCAATGCCGTTTTGGTTTTGACTCTTGGTTGTTTTGGGTTCACCTCTTTGGACAAGTTCGCCCGTAAGTAATGGCAAAGGTTCAGACGGCTACAACCTACACTAGCAAGAGCCAAAAGCGCAGGAAGCACTCCAAGCAAGAGAGTGGTAACAAGCAGAGCAAAAACTACAAGAAAGCATACAAGGGGCAAGGGCGATGAGAAACATAAGTCGCATCATCCTTCATTGCAGTGCTACTCCGGAGGGAAAACACTTTGATGTGGATACTATTCGTAGATGGCACGTTAAGGATAGAGGGTGGAAAGACATCGGCTACCACTATGTAATCTATATTGACGGCTCTGTTCATGAGGGTCGTCCAGTAGGGCAGGTTGGAGCGCACACGTCTGGACACAACTCAGACAGCATTGGGGTTGTCTATGTTGGTGGATGTGACGACAAGATGAAAGCAAAAGACACTTTAAATGAATTGCAAGAGATTGCCATGGTGAACCTTATTAAGTCACTACGCGAAGAGCATGGACCCATGACACTTCACGGACATAATGAGTTTGCCGCTAAGGCGTGCCCTAGCTTCAAGGTGAAAGATAAATTTAATTGGTTGTTGTAAATGAAATGGTTTAATATAGCAGTCCTCACTCTTGTGCTTTGTGGGTGCTCAGCTCAATGGCATCTAAAGCAGGCAGTGCGAAAAGACCCATCCATACGACAAACAATAATCGTTAAGAGCGACACTGTTATTGTAACAAGAGAAAGAACCCTTAGGGATACGCTAGAGCTCTTCAGGGATACGGTAATATATCAGGACCGAGTCAGAGTAAAGATTGAATATATAGATAACTTTGTCAGCATACAGGCCGACTGTCCGAGTGACACTATTGTGGTTACAAAATCAATTTCCACAACTCAACTAAAGAAGTCGGCAACGATAAGGGAAAGAGTCTTTGATGCGCTTGCGCTTGTTCTTATTGGCGGTGCGCTTGTCGTGCTGGTTAGGAGCTTAGCCTCAGTATTCATCATAAAGTAATTTAGTATCTTTGCTGTTCACGACAATAGAAAGAGATGGCAAAGATTAGTACCTACCCAGTTGTAAGCCCACAGCCCAGTGATATAGTCATTGGAACAGATGGCTCAGATTCCAATAACACTAAGAATTTTTCTATTTCTGGCATCTTATCGTTGGCTTCACCTGCTGCAACATTAGTACTAGAGGCCGCATCTTTTGCCGCTCAGGAGCCCGCGAGTCTAGATATACCCATTCAGGTGGAGTTTGGTCCAGCACAAGGAACCGTTTCTGACCCCGTAATGCTTAGCGCTACTGGAGTCATTACTTTCAATCAGACAGGGCTTTATTTGTTGACGGGGTTCGGTAACTTCGAAAGACAGGGGCCATCTGGCGGAAACACGGTTACAGCTTTTATACCCCTGATTGATGGAGTTCAGGCTGCACAGACGAAGGCTGTAGAATTAGACAAGACCGGCATAATGATTCCATATGAGCAAACCACCCCTATAAATATCACAACGGCAGGAACTGTTCTCACCTATGAGATAATGAGAGACGCCTCTGGAATAGACGCGGGAGGCTTGTACCCACATAATATCAACGGCCCATGGACGGATGTGCCATCGGCAGAAGTTCGTATCTTTAAGATAGGAGTTTAAATTTATTTTAATGGACATTCGTAAGATATCAGTTGGCGCTGATTATAAGTCTGGCGCTATGCATTATATTGTTGAGCAGGAAGTGTTGGGCGGGTCACATAAAATTCACCTAATTAAGAAAGACAACTCAACGGGAGGTATAAAAGTTTGGGTAGAGTGTGATAATGAAATCTTTCTGTGGAAAGAGTTCAATGAAAACATGCCCATATCTATAGAGTATAACATCAATTTCTAAACACATGAAAGATTCATTCGATAGCTGGCTCGGGGAGTTGGCTCAAGAACACGTTACTCCTGCTTGCAGTATTGACAACCCCGAATGTGATTCATGTGGTAGCTGATGCGCTCTCCATTCTACTTTATTGTTAAACCAGTCAACGGGCGTAGATATGATAACGTCCGAGACTTTGGTGGAATTGAATTTATAATTAGCTCATCAAAAGAAGACCATAAGGTTTCGAATAGATTTGCTGAAGTTATAGATGTTCCGGCGCACTATAATGGAGAGATAAGAGTTGGGGACACGCTACTAGTTCACCACAATGTATTTAAGTTCTATAACGACATGCGCGGAAGAGAGCGCAGCGGACGAAGCTTCCTTGGTGGTGATTTGTTTTTTGTTGACGGAGACCAGTTCTTTATGTTCCATAACGGAACAGAATGGAAGTCCATGGGGAAGTATTGCTTCCTGTCTCCCTCCAACAAAAAGGACTACTACCTACATAAGACACATTCCAAAGAGCCACTAGTTGGTAGAATAAAATATATAACTGAGGAACTGTCTCAAATGGGACTGTCTATTGGAGATGAAGTAGTGTATACTCCAGGCTCGGAGTATGAGTTTGAGGTTGACGGTGAAATATTATATAGGATGAACAGCAAAAACATTTGTATCTTGCTATAATGAATTCAAATGAAATCAAAGAGCGCATCATACGAGCTGGTCAACGCGCTGTAGAAGAGCTCATTAAGGTGGCTGAAGAGGGGATTATTGTGCACGATGACCCAGAAACCGAACTGGCTGCCGACAGATTAAAGAACGCCGCGGCTACAAAGAAGCTTGCAATCTTTGATGCGTTTGAAATTCTATCAAGAATAGAACAAGAAAAGGCTGCTCTAAGTGGAGAGCCAAACGAACAAACGAATCCTAGTAAGCAGGGCTTTGCAGAACGAAGAGCAAAATAGTATATACCACGTCCTTCCGGATTACATCCCATCTGGGATAAAGAACAAGAAGAACAAGTCTCGCTCTTGGCAATATGGCTATGACGAGAAGAATGATATGGTTGTGATATCAAAAGATGGAACCATTGGTGATATCTATATTATATCCAACCTTGTTGTGGCGCTCCCATCAACGCCAAAGGAAATATACGCAAGAAGTAAAAAGGATACAGAACAGTATTGGGAACCATCTGATTATCCTTCGGAGCTTTCAAAAATAAAGTCAATCTTCCAATGGCATGAGAAGTCTAACGATTTTAAATCAAAGTGGGTAGATTATATTGAGGGAGAATTTGACAGAAGAGAGCAAGGCTTTTGGTTTATGAATAACGGTGAGCCAACTTATTTGACGGGCTCTCATTATATGTACCTACAATGGACTAAGATTGACGTAGGCAATCCAGACTTCCGAGAAGCTAATAGAATATTTTTTATTTTTTGGGAAGCGGTCAAGGCAGACACTAGGGCATTTGGAATGTGCTATCTAAAGATTCGACGTTCTGGATTTTCTTTTATGGGCTCTTCAGAGTGCGTCAACATGGCGACGGTAGCAAAAGACTCACGCATTGGCATATTGTCTAAGACCGGTACGGATGCTAAGAAGATGTTTACCGATAAGGTGGTTTTAATAAATAGCAACCTCCCATTTTTCTTCCGTCCTGTTATGGATGGCATGGATAAGCCGAAGACAGAACTTGCGTATAGAGTTCCCGCATCAAGGATTACAAAAAAGAACATGTCGAATACAGAGGTGGACGACGTGGAGGGACTGAATACAACTATTGACTGGCGCAACACTGCGGACAACAGCTATGATGGAGAGAAGCTACAGCTCTTGGTTCATGATGAATCCGGTAAGTGGATGAAGCCAGAAAATATCTTAAATAACTGGCGCGTGACAAAGACCTGTTTGCGCTTGGGCTCGAAGGTTATTGGCAAGTGTATGATGGGCTCAACCTCTAATGCGCTAGACAAGGGTGGTGATAATTTCAAAAAGTTATATTACGACTCAGACGCCTCCAAGCGCAGTACCAACGGGCAGACGAAGAGCGGGCTCTACTCACTGTTCATTCCCATGGAATGGAACTTTGAGGGATATATAGATAGATACGGCATGCCTGTTTTACACGCTCCAGAAAAACCATTAATGGGGATAGATGGTGGCGCAATAAAAACAGGGGCAATAGATTATTGGGAAAACGAAGTGACCTCACTAAAGTCGGACCCCGACGCCCTTAATGAATTCTATCGTCAGTTTCCAAGGACGGAGTCTCATGCATTCAGAGATGAGAGCAAGCAGTCCATATTCAACTTGACCAAGATATATCAGCAGATTGACTTCAATGATTCCACGATTAAAGAACACTTTATAACGGTGGGTTCATTTCACTGGAAAGATGGTGCCAAGGACACTAAAGTTATTTGGTCACCTAACCCTAGGGGCAGGTTCAAGGTTAGTTGGATTCCCTCAGCGAGAATGCAGAATAATATATCAATGCGCAACGGTACTCGATTCCCTGGCAATGAACACATCGGCTCATTTGGTTGTGACTCCTATGACATATCTGGAGTCGTTGGAGGCGGGGGTTCAAATGGCGCTCTGCATGGGCTGACTAAATTCAATATGGATGACGCCCCGTCTAATGAATTCTTTCTGGAGTATGTGGCAAGGCCGCAGACCGCAGAGATATTCTTCGAAGATGTACTCATGGCCTGTGTGTTCTATGGTATGCCTGTGTTGGCGGAGAACAACAAGCCAAGACTCTTATATCACTTTAAGAATAGGGGGTATAGGAATTTTAGCATAAACAGACCCGACAAGAACTTTAACAAACTATCCAAGTCTGAACACGAGCTTGGCGGAATACCAAACTCTAGCGAAGAAGTAAAGCAAGCGCACGCATCTGCCGTTGAATCTTATATAGAAAAATATGTTGGCTTAGACTTAGATGGCGCATATAGAGACCCAGAAGAGGTTGGCTCTATGTATTTCAACAGGACGCTAGAAGACTGGGCAAGATTCGATATAAACAATAGAACAAAATTTGACGCAACAATTAGTTCGGGTCTTGCAATTATGGCTAACCAAAAGCATTTATACCAGCCCGAGAAAAAGCAAAATAAAATAAGCGTTAACTTTGCTAGATATAATAACAAGGGCTTCCAGAGTGAACTTGTCAACAAATGAAAGAAGTTAAAGTAAACATATCAGCCAACGGGTTTCCGAGTCAATTCGTTTCTGATTCAGAGAAGGCCACAGATGAGTTCGGATTACAGATAGGACAGGCTATTCAATATGAGTGGTTTAGAAAAGATGGAAACGGATGTAGGTACTACAGCCAGTGGAGAGACTTCAATCGCTTGAGGCTATACGCTAGAGGAGAGCAGTCTGTTGCTAAGTATAAAAACGAATTATCAATTGATGGAGACCTTAGTTACTTGAACCTAGACTGGACTCCTGTACCTATTCTCCCAAAGTTTGTTGATATTGTCGTAAATGGAATGTCTGACAGATTGTTCACCGTTAAGGCGTATGCTCAAGACGCGGTGTCTGCGGATAAAAGAAACCAATATCAAGACATAGTAGAGGGGGATATGGTAGCCAAGGAGGCGCTGACTAAAATGTCAGAAGCCTTTGGAATCAATCCATTTAGCGTTAACCCGATGGAGCTCCCTAGGGACGAGGACGAACTTAAGATGCACATGCAGCTCAAGTATAAGCCATCCATTGAGATTGCGGAAGAGGAGGCCATCAACACTCTACTTGCTGAGAATCATTATGATGACACACGAAAGAGAGTAGATTACGATATTGCAACAATTGGCATAGGGACAATCAAGCATGAGTTCTTGGCCGGAGACGGGGTGAGGGTTAGCTATGTTGACCCCGCTAATGTAGTTTATAGCTATACGGAAGACCCGTACTTTAAAGATTGTTTTTATTGGGGGGAAATTAAAACCCTTCCAATCACCGAACTAATTAAGATTGACCCCTCGCTAACAAACAAAGACCTTGAAGAGATTTCTCAATATAGCCAAAGCTGGTATGATTATTATAATGTTGCACAGTTTTATGACAATGACATATTCTATAAGGACACTGCAACGCTTTTATATTTCAACTACAAGACTACTAAAAAGTTTGTCTATAAGAAAAAGATAAACGATACTGGTGGCTCTAGAGTTATAGAGAAAGACGACACCTTTAACCCGCCCGCTGAAATGATGCAGGAGGGGAATTTTGAAAAGGTAGAAAAAACCATCGACGTATGGTACGAGGGCGTAATGGTGATGGGCACAAACATTATATTGAAGTGGCAGATGATGGAGAACATGGTTCGTCCAAAGTCGGCAACTCAAAATGCATTACCCAATTATATTGCCGTTGCTCCTAGAATGTACAAGGGTAACATTGAATCATTGGTACGTAGAATGATTCCATTTGCTGACCTAATTCAGATTACGCACTTAAAGCTTCAGCAGGTAATTTCAAGAGTTGTACCTGACGGTGTATTTATTGATGCCGACGGACTCAATGAAGTTGACCTGGGTACTGGCGCAGCCTATAACCCAGAGGACGCACTGCGTCTATACTTTCAAACGGGCAGTGTTGTTGGTCGCTCCTATACGCAGGATGGCGAATTCAACAATGCAAGGGTGCCCATTCAGCAGTTGACCGCCAGCTCTGGTCAGTCTAAAATGGCTGCGCTTATTGGGAACTACAACCACTACATGGGTATGATTCGTGCAGTGACTGGACTTAACGAAGCTAGAGATGGCTCTACTCCAGACCCTAACGCTCTAGTTGGAGTGCAGAAGTTAGCGGCGCTCAACTCAAACACCGCGACTCGCCATATACTTGATAGCAGTCTATTCATGACTCGTTCGTTGGCTGAGGCATTATCCTGCCGCGTTGCCGACATCTTGCAATACTCAGACTTTAAGGAGGAGTTTACTATGCAGATTGGAAAGTACAACGTGAGAATACTTGACCAGATTAGGGACTTGTATATCTATGACTTTGGAATCTTCATTGAGGTTTCTCCAGACGAAGAGCAGAAAGCGCAACTCGAAGCAAATGTCCAAATGGCATTATCTAGGGGAGACATAGGTCTCGAGGACGCCATCGATATTCGTGAGATTAAAAATCTCAAGTTGGCAAATCAGCTGCTTAAAGTAAAAAGAGCAAATAAATTTGAGCAAACGCAAATGGTAGAAATGCAGAAGCAGCAAGCTCAGGCTCAGATAAATATGCAGTCACAGCAAATGGCAGGAGAAATGGCTGCTAAAAAAATACAGCTAGAGTCTCAAGCAAAGATGCAAGTTAAACAAGCGGAGGTTGCTTTTGATATTGAGAAGATGCGTAGCGAAGCCGAGCTCAAGAAGTCATTGATGGCTGAAGAGTTCTCATACCAGATGCGAATCAAAGGCATAGAGGTTGGAGCGCTAACGAACAGAGAAAACACAAAGGAAGAAGAAAAGGGTAAGCGAATTGACCGTCAAAATACCCAGCAGTCTAAGCTTATAGAACAGCGGAAAAACAATTTGCCATCTATTAACTTTGAATCTAATGAAGATTCGCTAGATGGCTTTGACTTTGCTGAATTTGAGCCTAGATAAAGCATAAGTTTTTTTATTATAATTTTGTATCAAAATCAAATCTATGGAATTTAAAGTAAAAGAGGTTGGTTCAATTGAAGCCAAGTCTATTCAGGAGGTCGAACAAGAACTTCTAGAAAAGCACGAGGCCGAATTTAATCAGCATCAAGATGAGGTTGTTGAATCGAAAGAGACTACAGCTGAATTAAAAGAGGAAGACGTTCTTTCATTTATTGGAAACAGGTACGGCAAAGAGATTAATTCACTTGATGAGTTAATCAATGCAAGACAAGAATCTTCAGAACTTCCAGAAGATGTCTCAGCCTATCTGAAGTACAAAAAAGAAACGGGTCGAGGAATTAAGGAATTCATTAAATTAAATGAGGACCTAGATGAAAAAGACCCAAACGAATTATTGACTAGTTATTATGCTGCAATTGAATCCGATTTAGATGCGGAAGATATTGAGTTTATGCTGAACGAAAAGTTTCATTATGATGAGGACTTGGATGATGAAGCAGATATTAAGCGTAAAAAATTAGCCAAGAAAAAAGAGCTCGCAAAAGCTAAGCAGCACTACGAGGAACAACGAGAGAAATATAAGGCGCCGCTTGAGTCAAGCATGGCTGCTAATTCTGGAGCCAACCAAGAAGAGCTTGAGGCTTATAGAGAATATATGTCAAATGCCAAAGGTATCGAAGAGGAGAATCGGAAACGATACGAATGGTTTCAACGGAAGACGGATGATGTTTTCGGTGACGGATTTAAAGGTTTTGAATTCAATGTCAACGATAAGACTTTCAACTTCTCTCCCGCTGAAGCTTCGGAATTAAAGAAGTCTCAATCTGATATTATGAATTTCATTAAGAAGTTCACTAATGAGGATGGTCTAATTGAAAACGCCGGCGCATACCACAAAGCTTTGTCAGTAGCCATGAATCCAGAAAGATTTGCCAAGTTCTTCTATGAGCAGGGCATGTCTGACGCTGTTGATGATTTGTCTAGAAAGTCTAAGAACATTAATATGGAAGTTAGACAGTCTCCTCAAACCATTAGCAAAGGCGGACTCAAGGTTGCATCCCTCTCTCAGGATTCTGGAAGAGGACTTCGAATAAGAAAAAAATAACCTTTTAAATCTGACAAAAAATGGCAGGTTCAATACAAGCAGTACCGGGATATGCTTTGCAACCCAGTGCTGAACAGGTGCCCTTAAGCACCAATTACATCACGAACTTTGATTTCTTGAATCAGTATCTTCCTGATACTTACGAGAAGGAGTTCGAGCGTTACGGTAACCGTACCGTAGCATCTTTCTTGCGCATGGTAGGTGCAGAAATGCCCTCTAACTCTGACCTTATCAAGTGGGCAGAGCAGGGCCGTTTGCACACCAAGTACACAAACGTAACTTCTGCTGCTGCTGCTGCATCTGATACAGCTGTGTTGACTATCAATGATACGCTTATCCCAGGTTCTGGTGGTATTGCAATCCGCGTTGGACAGACCATCATGATTTCTCAAAATGCTGGTGCTAACACTAACAAAGCTATTGTTACTGCTGTTGACACTACTCTTGGGACTATCTCCGTTGCTTACTACGAGGCTGGCGGCCAGACTTTTGCTGCTGCTGCTCAGTGTTCTTTGTTTGTTTATGGCTCTGAGTTCAAGAAGGGTACCGAAGGTATGACTGGAAGCCTTGAGGCTGACGACGAAATCTTCGAGAACAGCCCTATCATCATTAAGGACAAATACGCTGTATCTGGTTCTGACATGGCTCAAATTGGTTGGGTTGAAGTTACCACAGAGAACGGAGCTTCTGGCTACTTGTGGTACTTGAAGTCCGAGCACGAGACTCGCTTGCGCTTTGAAGACTACTTGGAGACCGCTATGGTTGAAGCTGTTCCTGCTGAGGCTGGTTCAGGTGCCATCGCTACTACCGGTGACGTTGGTAACAAGGGCTCTGAAGGTATCTTCTACGTAGTTGGTCAGCGCGGTAACGTGTGGGCTGGTGGTAACCCCGCCACTCTTTCTGACTTTGACAGCATCATCGAGCGCTTGGACAACCAAGGTGCCATCGAGGAGAACGTAATCTTCTTGAATCGCCAATTTGGTTTTGACATCGACGATATGTTAGCTGCTCAAAATAGCTACGGTGTTGGAGGTACTTCTTATGGTTTGTTTGATAACGACCAGACCATGGCCTTGAATCTTGGCTTCACTGGTTTCCGTCGTGGTTATGACTTCTATAAGACTGACTGGAAATACTTGAACGACCCCACGATGCGTGGCGGAATGATTGGTGGTAAGGTTAACGGCTTATTGGTTCCTGCTGGTTCCACTACTGTTTATGACCAAATCCTTGGTAAGAACGCTAAGCGTCCTTTCTTGCACGTTCGCTATCGTGCTTCTGAAACAGAAGACCGTCGCTACAAGACTTGGATGACTGGCTCTGCTGGTGGCTCTGCTACCTCTAGCTTGGACGCTATGGAAGTTCACTTCTTGTCTGAGCGTGCCGTATGTACCTTGGGTGCTAACAACTTCGTATTGTTCGAAGACTAATCCTTAATTGGATTTTAATTCTGGGGGAGGGTTCTTCCCTCCCCCTTTTTTTTAAACTTAAATTATATCAAATGTCAAAAGAATATGTAGCGACTAAAGACAAGTCGTATGTTCTCAAGCGCAAGAGCGCACCGCTAACCTTGATGTTGGCGTCTCGTAACACGAAAAGAAAACCCCTCCTTTATTTTGATGGACAAAGCAACCGACCGCTTCGGTATGCACGCAACCAGCGCACACCTTTTGAAGATGAGCAGGATGGAAGTGCAATATTGGAGCCCATCATTTTTGAAAATGGATTCCTTCACGTTTCTAAAACCAACCCAGTTCTTCAGTACTTTTTAGAATTGCATCCCAGCAATGGCTCTCTTTATGTTGAGCTAGACAACGAGAAGGATGCTGTAGAAGAAATGGAAAGACTTGACATGGAGGTTGAGGCCCTTATTCAGGCAAAATCTATGGACATTGAAATGGTAGAGCTCGTTGCTAGGGTTCTTATTGGTTCTAAGGTGGATAAGATGACGTCTGCTGAACTTAAACGCGATGTACTGGTTTATGCTAAGACTAGACCAATGGACTTCTTAGACACGCTTAATGACCCAACACTTTCTCTTCAGGGAAAAGTAATTAAGTACTTTGATTCTGGTTTATTGAGACTTCGCAATAACAATAGAGATGTTTACTTCAACCTACCGAGTAACAAGTCAAAGCTTTTGACTGTCCCTCACGGGGAGTCTCCACAGTTTATCGTCTCCTCATATCTTCAAAGTGATGAAGGCATTGAGACCATTAAATTGCTAGATAGAAACCTAGAAGATTAAGACTATCTTAGTACACACCAAGGAGGGGGCGCAAAATAGCGCCCCCCTTTTTTTATCTATCTTTGTGAAAAAGTTGGCATATGATAGATTCAGTGCGTAATACCGTGCTTTCGGTAATAAATAAAAATAACTACGGATATATTTCTCCGTCTGATTTTAACCAGTTTGCAAAGCAAGCGCAGTTAGATATTTTCGAACAGTATTTTCAAAAGTATAACAATCAGATTAACAAGGAGAACGCTCGCCTATCCGGCACAGGTTTGGCCGACATAGCAAAGCAGTACGAGGAGGTTATATCTACATTTTCAGAGAGTGCTCAGCTAGCTCAAGTGTCAGGGAATACCTATGCGCTTCCAGCCGACTACTATCTTTTGGATGTCATACAATATAATCCAACATCAAAAGTTGTTGAGCTGATTGCAGAGAGCAAGCTAAGGTACATGTCGTCCACGCTTATGGCGCCAACGCAAACCTTTCCCCTGTATGTTCAGCGAGGAAACAATATTGATATTCAGCCATCAAGTATAAATGGGGCTACAGATATCACCGCATTCTATATTAGATACCCAGAGGACCCGAAGTGGACTTACTTTACTTTGGTTAATGGGGAGCCTGTATTCAACCAATCGGCCATTGACTATCAGGACTTTGAACTTCCAGACACCGATGAGCCTGAGTTGGTGAATCTCATCCTTCAATACGCCGGAGTCTCGGTAAGAGAGGGAGACATATATACATTCGGGGATAGAGAAGAAAAAAAAGAAAACGATACCGAACAATAAGCCATGGCATACCTAACACAATATGAATACTATGCGAACAATGGCGCCTCGCCTGAGGACGCGAACTGGGGCACGTATCAGTATGTAAGTCTTGAGGATGTTGTAAATAACTTCATGCTTATCTATGCTGGCAATCACGAGCTGGTAAATAACATAAACAGATATCAGGTTTTGTTTCACGCTAAGCGTGGCATACAGGAGTTGAACTACGACGCATTCAAAGAGATTAAAGTCCTCGAGCTAAGCGTAGATGACCAGCTACGATTTGTTCTCCCTTCTGATTACGTTAACTGGGTTCGTATATCTATGTATGAGAATGGATATATCTTCCCACTTACGGAAAACATCCAGCTCAATAGCGCGAAGGCATACCTTCAGGACCAGACTGGAAAGATATTGTTCGACATGGATGGGAATATCTTAAAGCCTAATTTCTCAAACATTGACTACGATAGAATAACAGGACAACAGAAGAGCATTTACCTTAATGCTGGAAGTCCATTTGATGGTCAGGAGGGATGGCAATATCAAGGCAATTGGTATTTCGAATACGGAATTGGCGGGTGGTATGGTTTGAATACCGAGACCGCAAATGCTAATCCTACGTTTAGAATAGATAAGAAGACGGGTGTAATAAACTTCAGCTCGGGAATGGAGAGCAAGCTCTGCATTCTGGAATATGTGTCTGACGGCATGGAGGGCGGAGACGCATCTTTGATTACCGTCAACAAATTGTTTGAGGATTACATCTACGCTTATATTAGATATGCTATTTTGTCATCCAAGCTTGGCGTACAAGAATACATTGTCAATAGAGCCCGCAAGGAGAAGACTGCGTTGCTTCGAAATGCTAAGATTAGAATCAGCAATATCCATCCAGGAAGATTGCTTATGAGTTTGCGCGGTCAAGATAAGTGGATAAAGTAATATGAACGTACAGAACAACTTCATAAAGGGTCGAATGAATAAGACCCTTGACGAGAGGCTCATCCCCAATGGTGAATATGTTGACGCGCTCAACGTAGAAGTATCCTCCATTGAGGGAAACAATGTTGGTTCTGTGAAAAACGTAAAGGGAAATACTCAACTTACTACACTTGAGTATAACGGCTCTCCGCTGAGCGCAAGTGCTGTATGTATTGGCGCAGTTAAGAATGAATCAACTGAGACTATTTACTGGTTTGTTCACTCGCCCATTGATGGCGTTGATATGGTTGTGTCTTACAATTCTGTAATCGGCGCACTCAGCTATCACATTATATCCACGACGGTTTTGAACTTTAACCCAGAGTATTTAATTACTGGCGTTAATATTATAGATGACCTGTTGTTGTGGACAGATAACTACAACCAGCCCAGAAAGATTAATGTCAACAGACATTACCTCTTTCCTGTTGCTGGAGTTGACCAGGTATCTGAGGCTGACATCGCATTAATAGTAGCACCGCCAATTCAGGCGCCAACATTTGCAATGAAGACGGTTGGCGATTTCACGGACTATATCGTAGATAAGTTTGTGTCATTTGCTTATCGGTATAAATACCAAGACGGAGAATACAGCGCCCTGTCGCAGTTCTCTGACGCCGCATTTACGCCCGGTGGTTTTTATTTGAACGAGGACCTGTACGTGAATGATGGAATGTCTAACGTATACAACGCAGCAGACGTCTCATTTGATACTGGCTCTCCCAATGTTGTTGGCGTTGACTTATGCTTTAAGTTAAACGACTCAAACATTATTAATGTCATAGAGAAATTTGACAAGTTTGAGCAGGGTTGGCCAGACAACTCAACGCAAACCATTGAGTTTGGAGCAAAGAAAATATATACCACACTGCCAGAGAGTGAGCTGTTAAGGGTATATGATAACGTGCCACGACTTGCTAAGGCGCAAACAATCATGGGTAACCGCGCCACCTTCGGCAACTATATAGACGGATATGACATTGTTAATGCCTCTAATCAGCCCATAGAGATTGATTACACCCTAGAGGCTATAAGTAATACTATTCCACCTCCAGATGCTATAGATGACACGTTCTCTTTTGACAACGCCATCTACGACCCGGGCTTTGTTACGCCGCCCGCTGGTCCATTCAACAACGTAGTGACTCTGGATTTTGGAGCCGTAACTATCCAGCAAGGAGACAATCTTGTTATTGAACTCGAGCTTGAGGGCATAGAGTGTTACAATGGGGCAGGCACACCAGAGCCAGGAAAAGTAAACGATAGGCCGTTTTCTTTTTCAAGAGCTATAAAGATTGACGCCAACTATGCAAATGCAAACGCATTGGCCGCTTCAACATCTTTCTTGAATGATATTGGAACCGTTGGAAATATTCAACCAATAGCAACCTGCTGCTCGGGTGCTACGCTTTCAGATATGTTTGCGTGTTCCGCTGCTCCTGTTATAAATACTACCGTCACATTTGCAAAGAATGGATATGGATTTTCTGCTACAAACCAGCCCATTGATGTAAACTCAACAACCGCAGACACGATAGACCTCACTATTCCCGTAATGCAGTTCTGGGATAATGTTGGCGGAGGACCGGGTGCTTATCTGTATCAGTATTATAAAATCGCTTCCGTTAAGGTGTCTTATGTAAAGTCCCACGGAAACAAAAGCCTTCACAGTAACCGGGGGTATGAGGTGGGTATAATTTATATGGATGCATTCGGAAGGAACTCCACAACGGTGGTATGCGATACCAACGATTTGTTTTTCCCTCCTAGCTCTTCTGTAAACAGAAATAGTATACGGGCATATATAAACAATATACCCCCTACGTGGGCAACAAGATATAAGTTTACCATTAAGCCATCTAAGGGCGCATATAACATTGTATATTCCAACATTAACGAGTTGTCAACAGAAGGAAGGTGGTTTAAACTAGATGGTCAAAATCAGCTTATCCCAACCATAGGTTCTAAGCTTATTGTAAAGTTAGACTTCAATGGGGCCTTGACAACATTTGTCAAGGTCGAGGTTCTTGATGTCCAATCACAGCCGGATAGCTTTATAGGCACTGCGCCAGCGGGCTTGTATATGTTAATCAATGACTCATCATTTGTTATTGGTGCCACGGATTTAGTTGTGTTTGAGACTGACCCCGAGGAGGCCAATGACCAGATATATTACGAGGGCTCACAGAGCTTTGCAATAGTTGGAGGATACCACCAGGGTAACGTATTGAATCAGAGCGCGGTACAGCCCGCCATATCTGACCTAAGCTTTTTTAATTGCTACACGTTTGGAAATGGCGTAGAGGGGTATAAGTATTTGGATGGTGTAACAGCTAGAGCTCTTGCTTTAGGTAATAGGTTTAGTGGTGTTTCCGAAGAGGCGTACTCAGAGGCGCATCGCTTTGCAACGCTTACCTATAGTGGCGTATACAATTCCGAGACAAATATAAATAAGCTCAACGAGTTTAATCTGGCGCTTGCTAACTACAAGGACCTTGAGAAGTCGTTCGCTTCAATTCAAAAACTTCACGGAAGGCAGACGGATATTCTTGTTCTTCAAGAAGACAAGATATCATATGTGCTTGCAGGCAAGAACCTATTGTCTGACGCCGCCGCTGGAGGAGCGATTACATCTATACCAGAAGTGCTTGGCACTCAGATTGCAAGACTCGAAGAGTATGGCGTCAGTCAGAACCCGGAGAGCTTTGCTTCTTTTGGTAGAGACAAGTTCTTTACCGACACAACAAGGGGTGCGGTCTTGAAACTGACGGGTTCAAGCTATAACAACGAGACGCTAGAGATTGTGTCTGAATACGGCATGGGCTCATGGTTTAGGGATGAGTTTAACAACTCCCCTCGCTCTCAAAAACTTGGCGGCTATGACCCGTACCTAGACGAATACGTCCTCTCAATTAAGGCAGGCGATGCCGTAGAGTGGGCTCCCGTTATTGTGCCATGCGGCACATTCATTGACAGCAGCATAGGTGAAGACGAGGTGACTGAGTTCACGTTAGCTCTGGGCGAAACAACTGGCTCGTTTAATCTTATATGGACGATTGGCCTTATAGGTGGGACGCTTGATTTTCAAGTAATATACAATGGTGTTAACACATCAAGTGGTGCCGTGTTTACCTCTGGAAGCATGGCGGTAAGCAAGGCCACAGCCTTCCCGACGGAGGCAACCGTTAGAATCATATCGGCAGGTGGCGCCGCTGAATATCAACTAGAAATAACTTGTCCATAATGAGCGACAAAACAATATCATATAGCGCATCCGTCAAGGGGTTTCCGACATTTTATTCTTACATTCCAGAATACATTATTGGAATGAGTGATAATCTCTATACGTTCAATGGAGGAAACATATTTAAACACCACAACAACAATAGCCGCGGCGAGTTTTATGGCTTACACAATTCTCCCAACTGCTCTATAACTACAGTATTCAACCAATCCCCTACAGAGAACAAGGTGTTCAAAACTATTGCTCTTGACTCCGACGACCCTTGGAAGGCGGAGGGAGTAACTGACCTACAGACTGGCATCATAGAAAGCAATTGGTTTGAGCTCAAGGAGGGTTCGTACTTTGCTTTTATTAGAGCGCACGAAAACGTCGTCAACCTAAAGCAGCGGTCCGTCAATGGTATAGGAACTGCGGTAAGCGTAACCAATGTGATTGGCACAATCTATGAAATTGATTTTGGCTTCAATATCGGCACGATGATTAGTAATGGGGATGCCATCTACTTCTATTCCCTACCTCAGGAGTTGTTGGTTGGCGACGTAGTTAGTGTATCAACGGACTATACCACCGTGACGGTAGATGCTACGGTAGGACCTGTTCCATCTGCTGGAAACTATATCTTTTACGTAAAGAATCCTCAGGCCGAATCACATGGAGCCCTGGGGTATTTCTTAGAGCTAAGATTAACAAATGAAAACACGCAGCCGGTCGAGCTATTTAGTGCTGAGGCTAGCATATTTAAGTCATATCCTTAAACTATCTTTGTATTATGAGTTTTTTATTTATACCAGTAGCCATAGCAGCATTTGCTGCACTAACTCCAGTGGCTCAAGCAGCAATAACTTCGGCAGCTGTTTCGGCTGGCGCTATGCTTATTGGCTCCGGAATGAGTTACGGTCAAGCTGCCCGGCAAAGAAAATATATGAAAGAGGCGGAGTCAGCTGCCGCAAAGGCCCTTGCGGATGCTAGAGCAAAACTTCAAGAAGCTCCACTTGAAAGACTTCAGGTGCCCACTGAGGCATACGAGACCGCTATGCGTGAAATAACCGCGCAGTCTATGCAGTTCACTGAAGCGGCTAGAGAGTCTGGGGCAAGAGAGCTTGCTGCTAGTGTTGGAAGACTAGGAGCCATGGGGCTCACCGCTACACAGCAGCAGCGTCAAGATATGGCTCAAGATATTTACAAAAGAGATGTGGCTGTTGCCGAAGATGAGGCCCGAAGACTTGGCCGGTTGGCCGGCATAGACCTTCAGGAATCTGCGGGCGCGCAGCTTGCTGCGGCTAATGCTCAGCAGGCGGCAGCAAGGGCTACGGAAAGCGCTACGGAGGGCATTGTTGGGGCCGTTGGAACAATGGGAAACGCTATGCCATTGTATTTCCCACAGCAGGGCGGCGGGGCAACTGACGGAGCTATGGGTCAGGCAATAGGTCCTCAGATGGGATCAATATCTCCGGGGCTGGCTAGCCGCTTCCCCAACATAACGCTGAACCAAGTGTCTAATTCGACAGACCCATACATGATGTATTTACAGAGCCAATTATTTAATCAACCAGGACAATACTTTAATCAACTAGGACAATAATGGCTAAGAGTTATTTAGGCTACGTTGAACGCGGCGAAGAATCGTTTGTTGATTGGGCATCTATTGGCAAGACGCTATCGGATGACTTGACCTCTATACAAGAAAGCCGCCGCGAACAACGTCAGGCTATTGACGATAAAACGAGAGAGACGCTTGTTGCTGCCGAAGGGATGCAGCAGAATCTGCCACCAACATCCAGTGATTACTTCATGGACGGAGCAGCTAACATTCGTGAGGCGCTATTGATGGCCGAGAAGCAGATGAAGTCTGGACTCCTTGACCCCAATGAATACCTAAAGAAACGTCAGAACATTATGGATGGCGTTGACCTATTGGCTGGCGCAGCTCAGCAGGATAGAGACCTGTATGCCGTATCTATGGACCGATTACAAAAGGGAGAGGCTGGTGCGCTCGAGCGATTCAAGAATGAGATGCTTGATAAGTACAGAGACCCAGCAAAGACGGCAATCTTTGTTGACCCACTAGGATATAACATTGTTTTAGCGGAGAAAGATGCAAACGGAAGGGTGGTTTCAGACCCATCAAAATATATTGGCATTGCTGCAATGACGGCTCAATCAAAGGACCTTATCAATAGATATGATGTTCCTGCTGAGGCGGCAAAGAGAGTGAATGTTCTTGGTGATTATGTGCGTTCTGTTAGAGCCGGCGGCGTTATGTCCTTAAAAGATATTATGCAGCGCAAGGAATACCTTCAGGCAGAGAATGATATTATCGCCTCTATGATGACATCTCCTAGAAACACAGGCGGTATCCTTACGGATTATTTGAACTACTCGTTCACTGTAGACCCCAAGGAGGCGGCGTCTGACCCCAATAAGGTATTGATAGAGCAGGACAACTATGGCCTCTATCAGCCAAAGCCTACGGAAGAACAGCGCAAATCAGCAGTAGAGGCGGTTCGCGCCCAGCTTAGAGTACAGCTTGACCGCGTTGAAACACCTATGCCTATTCAGCAACGCAGTGAGGCTGCGATTGGCAGAGGCGAGCGCAAGCAAGACAACCTCTCACATCTCGAGCTTCTCCGTAAGATATTCTCTGGAACGGCAAATGAAGCGGGGGTTGCTGCTGACGCTATCCGCGCTTTGAATCCAAAGATTAAGTCTATTGACAAGAGTGTAGGCGGGAATCTTGTTGTTAAGTTTGAAGATGGTAAGGTTGAGAACTTGCCTATACCAAAAACGGCGACAGGCTCTTCGGGCGCATTCGAGCAGTTCGTCACTAGGGCTGGTGGCTTCTTGCTTCCCGGACTGCCCGTAGAGCAGACATTTATTGATTGGCAGAATAGCCAATATAAAGGGCGTAGTGAGGCATATAGAGCAGATGAATTTAGTTCTGCTGGTGCACTGGATGCCAGAGCGGAGTCTGCCAAGATACTTACGGAATCCAATATCGATGACGCAAGCATATTCGGACTCGAGCAGGCACAAGCATTGCCAATTATGGAGAGATTAGTTAAAGCTCTTGGTACCGGATACACTGCTAAAGCTACGGGCATCATGGGGGGTGACAAGATAACTATCACTACCCCACAACATAAAAGTCATGTTGTTGAGTTTGACTATAGCGACGAGGGAAAACAAATCGCCGAGATGGCTAGGCTCAAGATATTTCTTGAAGGCGAGCTTAATAAAAAACAACCCACTCAAACAACAACTCAAACAACAACAGTTCCTGGCGAGCTAGATGGCTAATAATTTATTAAATTTGGAGCATGAATGACGAGCTCAAAAAGTTATACGACACCCTCGTATCTAAGCGTTACTATACCAACTCATATGAAGAGTTTATAGTTAAGTATGAAGACCCTTCATATAGAGATAAAGTATTTGGTGCTGTAACTAGAGACGGCTTATATACCAAGGGGCGTGAGGAGTTCGATTTAAAGTATGCTCCATTAAAAAAAAAAGAAGAGCCCTCAGAGGTTTCTTCTCAAGAAGAGCCATTGGCTTCTCCTATGGAGACGCCTACTTTGGCTTCTTTACCCGGGCGTGACATCACGCTTCCACCTTCCCCTAGCCTAGCGCCACAAACACAGCAGGCACTTCAAGAAGCTGTGGGTACTCTTCCACAAGAGCAGCCCATCCCTGTGCCATATGAGACTAGACCAACCGAGGTTATTACCGAGGAGGGGATTACTATGGACCTAGAGACGGGAGGCATCTCAGGAGAGACTGGTATTGCACCAGAAGCTATGGATGTTATGCAAGAGCGCATTGAAGAGGGCGCCGTTGAAATGCCAGAGGCTC